ATGACGCAAAACATCAACCGGGAACATCCGGATTACACCGCTCGAAAGGCGATGTGGAGACAATACAACGACCTGTATGCGGGAGGCGAGCAGCTTCGAACGCGCGCCGCCGAGTATCTGGTCCGGCGTCACAAGGAGCCGGGCGAGATCTACAGCGAGCGTCTGAGCTGGATCTTCTACCAAAACTACATTGGGTCCATTGTCGACTGGTACGCGGCCACGCTGATGCGACGGGAGCCGGCACTGCTGTTTGAGGGCAACGCGGCGGCTCGGAACTTTTACAACGTGTTTTCCGAAGACTGCGACCTGAAAGGAACGACGCTGCACGAATTCTTTCGGCAGCAATTCGTTCAGACGCTGGTCAACGGGCGGAGCTTCACGGCGGTGGAGTTTCCGATTCGCAGGGAGCGGCGTTGACGCGCGCCGAAGAAGACGCGACAGGACGCTCGCGAGCGTACCTCGTCGATTACAGCGCCGAGGAGGTCATCAACTGGAACTACGACCCGCAGGGTGACCTCGACTGGGTGGTGATCCGGACTTCGTGTTTGCAGCAATCCAAGGTTACTGACGCGAAGTGTGAGAGGGAGACACGCTGGCTTTACTACGATCGGGAGAATTTTCAGGTTTTCCGTAAGGCCGGCGACGCGAAGGAGGTGGAGCTGATCGACGAGGAGCGGTCCGCGCTGGCGGCGTTGCATCGCGTGCCGGTCTTCGAGACCAAGGTCTCCGACGGTCTATGGCTGATGAACAAAGCCGCTCTCCTGTAGTTGGAGCACTTAAACAAATCGAATGCTCTGGCCTGGGCGTTGACCATGGGGTTGTTCGCGATGCCGGTGATCTACTCGAACCGTGAGTGGCAGCAGATGGTCGGCGAGAGCTATTACATCCAGCTCGGACCCGAGGATCGGTTCGGATGGACAGAACCGGACGGCAAGGTGTACCAGATCGCCGCGGACAACCTGGCGCAATTGAAGGACGAGATCTATCGTGTCTGCTATCTGATGAACCAGGCGGCGGCTGGCGGCACCAGCATGCCGAGCAGCGGTTTGAGCAAGCAACTGGACTTCAGCGTCACTCAGGAGGTGCTGCGGGCTTATGGCGATCTGGTCAAAGAGGGCATGAAACAGGTCTTGCGTGCCGTCGCAGCGGCACGACAGGACGACGTCGCGATCGACGTTTCGGGAATGGACGAGTTCGATATCGGGGACTTCAGCAATGACCTGGACGATGCCAAGAAATTGCTGGACCTGGGAATCGCGTCGGAGACGCTGAAAACCCAGATTTTCAAAAAGCTGGCGTTCAAATATCTCTGCGATGCCAGGCAAGAGGTGAAGAACCGGGTGGCCGAGGAGATCGACCGGACGCGTTGAGATCCAGGAGGTTGATGGAAGCAAGGGTATGGAAGGCGTAGACATTCAGGGAATCGTAAGACAGGCCGTTCAAGAGTACGTCAGCAGCGAGCATGCGCGGAGCGAACCCGTCTACAAGGCGGAACTCGAGGAGGAAAGAAAGCGGCGAGAACAACTAGAGCGCCGGCTAAACGAACTTGTGGAGGAGAACAAACGCACCCGCAAGTTAGCGCAAGAAGCCGAACGGACTTCGGCGGTGCGAGCGGAGCTGCAGAGACTGGGCGTGGCCAAGATCGACAGCGGTGCAGGACGGCATCATGCGGACCGAAGACGGACGATTCGTCGCCCGCTCTGAGGCCGGCGAAATGCCCATCAAGGAATATCTGAGTGCATTCGTGACCGAGAGTCCGGAGTTTCTGCCCGCGAGAATCGCAGGCGGTACAGGGATGACGGCGACGCAGAAGGCGTCGACTGACGGACGGGATGCGGTCGACCTGGAGCGAATTCGCCCGGGAATGAATGCGGCCGAGATGCAACGCGTACGAGAGGAGATTGTGCGCGTGGCCTCCCAGTTGCGGGGGCTGTAAGAAGGGATTTTCACGAAGGCAGGGGTTCGGCCTGCCCAGTAGACGAAAGGAGATAGATTTTTGGGCGCTATTACTTCAAGTAACGTCGCGAGCGCGATCGTAAAGCTGGTGGCGGCCGATGCTTTGCCGGTGCTGGTGGGGAACCTTGTTATGGGGAACCTGGTGAATCGCGACTATGAGCCGGTGCTGGCGCAGGCCGGCGATACGGTGAATGTGCCGATTCCTCCAACGATGGACGTCCGCAGCGCAGGCGAATGAGGCGCGATACAATGATTTCATTCCCCTGATCTACGGCACGACGTGGTACGACCCGCCCGTGGTCTTCGCACGAAACGACGGCAACCTGACACGCATGGAAGTACTGCTCGGAATGGGCGAGATGCAAGTGTGCTCACCGTGCTGGTGAACGGCATAGAGATCCCAGCTGGCGTCGCGGGCACGAACATGACCGCTACCGGGTGGTACAACGTCCCGACGCTTGGAACGCGCACGGGCGCGTTCAACATGGATTTCACCGACGGCGGTGGGAAGCCCGCGGGAGATCCGTATGGAAGTATGGGCGTATCTTTCGTTGGTGGTGCCGAATCGGATCAACGATGGGACCTCGCTGCCCAAGGGCGGTGCTGGTTCAGGGACTCAAGCTTCCCGTATACGCGCCCGCAGAGCACCGCCTTCTGGCAGCAGGCGTACCTGGATATGGCGGGTATCATGGCCGCAGCGGGTCTCCAGCCCTATCTGCAGTTTGGAGAGGTGCAGTGGTGGTACTTCGCAGCCCCGTCGGGAATGCCCTTCTACGACAGCTATACGCAAACAACCTTCCAGGCTGCGCACGGAAGGCCGATGGCCACGATCGCCAGCGAGCACGCCGATCCGGCGCAATATCCGGACGAATGTGCTTCCTTCCGACCCTGGCTGGCACCTTTACGGATACGATCATGCGGTTTGTGAGGCAGACGCATCCGGACGCTCAGTTCGAAGTCCTGTACCCGCCGGATGTGAACCATATACCGCTGAACCAGGTGATTAACTTTCCGCATAGCAGTTGGACCCCTGCGGCGCTGGCCTGTCGGAAGACCGAGAATTTCACCTATACCGGAGACCGGAACCGCGACAAGGCGCTCCAATCGATCGACCTCCCGATGCAGTTGGGTTTTCCGTGCAACCAGAGCAGTCATCTGGTCGGAATCGGCGAATACACCACACCTTGGGACCAGGAACGGCTCCCGGCCTTGGGAGCGAACCTTAACTCGGTCGTTCTGTTCGCTCTCGATCAGTTTTGTCTGGTGGGCTACGGCCTTAGGCTCGACCGTAGCGCCAGGCGCGCCGTTTTCATGGGCTAG